TTTACGGCCATCGAGACGGGCTTCAGATACCGCGGTGAGATTATCTGGGACAAGGACGTAAAGAGCCTGCCTCTTCCGGGGGCATACAGAAGGCCCACTATCCCAAACAACACCCATGAGGCCCTGCTCGTCTTCTTCAAGGGCGCATGGAAGCCGCGGGATAAGAAGGGCGTGCTGCACTCGGAGGCGATGGAGTGGAACCGCTACACCATCTGGCAGATTCACACCGAGAATGAGGCGAAGAAGCTCGGGCATATCGCACCTTTCCCTGTGGAGCTCGCTGTACGCGTTCTAACCCTTTGGAGCCTCCCCGGGGACTACGTGCTCGATCCGTTCATGGGCTCCGGTACGGTGATAATTGCAGCAGAGAGCCTCGGCAGGAAGGCGCTCGGCATTGAGATACAGCCTCGCTATGTTGATGCGGCTGTGAGCCGCTGGGAGCTCTATACAGGCAGAAAAGCCGTTCTCATTAAAGGGGGCGGTGGGGCATGATTATCAAAACTATCCCGGTCGAGATGGTGAAGCTCCATCCCTTAAACCCCAGGAAGGATTTACAGCCTGGAGATGCTGACTTCGAACGCTTGAGAAGGTCCATCGAGGCGTTCGGCTTTGTTGAGCCCCTCGTCTGGAATGAGCGCACAGGATTTCTTGTCGGCGGCAACCAGCGTTTCAAGGTGCTCCTTGAACAGGGCGCAAAAGAGGTTACGGTCTCGGTTGTTGATCTTGATGAGAAGGACGAGCAGCTGCTTTCCATTGCGCTCAATAGGGTCCGCGGGGAGTGGGATGGGGAGAAGCTCGTGGCACTCTTAAAAGAGATAGCAGAGATGGGGGCTGATGTCACCCTGACGGGCTTTGATCCGGTCAACTTCGACCAGGTGCTTATCTGGCCGGAAGAGCAGGACGCGGAGAAGAAGAAAAAGCTCCTTATCTGTCCCAACTGCGGGCATCAATTCGAGGCGTAGGGGGTGAGCTCTTTGCGGATTGAGACGATTCCGATCAGCAAGATCAAGCGGGCTAAGTACAACCCCAGGAAGGACTTAACCTCGGCCGATCCGGAGTATCAGAACCTAAAGCGCGTTATGGAACGCTACGGCTTTCTTCTGCCGCTTGTCTGGAATGAGAGGACTGGTGTCTTAGTCGGCGGCCATCAAAGGCTTAAGATACTTGAGGCTCAAGGGGTAAAGGAAGTAACGGTCTCTGTTGTTGATTTAGACGAGGCCCATGAACGGGCCCTTAATGTAGCCCTAAACAACCTTGAGGGGGACTGGGACAATGAGGTCTTAATCAGTGTCCTAAATGAGCTTAAGGATACCGGGGCAGACCTTTCTCTAACAGGCTTTTCGGATGAAGAGCTGATGCGCCTCATTGACTGGCATCCTGATGCGGTGAGCTTCCCTGAATACGATGAATCGGTGAAGGAAGAAGTCGAGATGGTAACCTGCGAGGTGTGCGGTTATGTCTTCCCAAAGTAGCTTCACCGTGATAAGCACCTTCTCAGGGTGTGGAGGCTCATCGCTCGGGTATAAGATGGCAGGCGGGAAGGTGCTCCTTGCGGTTGAGTTCGACAGCCACGCTGTGAGGACGTACCGCGAGAATTTCCCTGATACGCCTGTTTATCCTAAAGACATCAAGACGCTGACCTCTGAAGATGCAATGAAAATGGCAGGTATAGAGCCTGGGGAGCTTGACATCCTAGACGGCTCGCCGCCTTGCCAGGGCTTCTCCGCAGCCGGCAAAAGGCAGCTTGACGATCCGCGTAATGCTCTATTCAAGGAGTACGTGAGGCTCCTTGTGGGGCTTAAGCCCAAGGTCCTCATTATGGAGAACGTGCCCGGGATGGTTCGGGGGAAGATGAAGCTCGTCTTTGCTGAAATCATGGAGGCCCTCAAAACGGCCGGATACAACGTTTCTGCGAGAGTTCTAGATGCTCAGTATTTCGGGGTGCCCCAGCGGAGGCAGCGCATGATCTTTATCGGCGTCAGGCACGACTTAGGGCTTCGCCCAACTCACCCCAGGCCCAAAACGAAGCCGGTAACGGTCGGCGAGGCCCTTGCTGGGCTCCCTGATGATCCATCGAGGACGCTTACAGAGCAGGCTTATTACTACTGGCTTAAGGTCAAGCCCGGGCAGTCGTTTTCAAAGGTGCATCCCAAAGGGTACTGGTTTAACGGGAAAAAAGTCGATCCGACGAAGGTCGCTCCCACGATAGCTAAAACCTCGATGCCTTCAGGCGGAGGCGGAGGGCTCTACCATTGGAAGTACCCGCGCAGCTTGAATATCGCGGAAGCTAAAAGGCTCTGCTCGTTCCCTGATGACTTCATCCTGCGGGGGACGTTTCGGGAGCAGTGGGCGAGGCTCGGTAATTCGGTGCCTCCCCTTTTCATGAAGGCGATCGCAGAGCATGTGCGGGATACCATATTCATCCCTTTGAGGCTCAAAGAGACGGGCTGAAAGGGGTGATTTTATGAGTAGAAAACGCATAGGAAGGCCCTCAAAACTTACGCCGGAGGTCAAAAAAAGGCTCATTGATGCCATAAAGGCGGGGAATTATATCGAGCCAGCTTGCCGCTTTGCGGGTATCGCTCCGGCCACTTTTTACCGCTGGATGGAGCGCGGAGCTAGGGCTAGCTCGGGAGAATTTCGAGAGTTTTGGGAAGAACTCACGCGCGCGGAGGCCGAAGCTGAAGCGCGGATGGTCGCGCAGTGGCAGGCGCAGATTCCGCAGGACTGGAGGGCAGCTAGGGACTTTTTGGCAAGGAGGTTCCCTGAAAGGTGGGCTTCGAAGGACAAGATCGATCTTGAGCACAGCGGGGAAGTGATGCAGAGGCATGATACCTCTCGTATTACCGAACAACTCGCAAAGGATAGAGATTTCCTTGAAGCAATTCAAAGGGCTTACGAATCGCGAGAAGAGGGCGATCTACTATCGGGCGATGCCTGATGTCTGGATCGCCGAAGTAACGGGTGAGAAGCCCTGGAGAAAGCAGACGGAGATTTTGAGGGCACTAGCCCTCCACAGAAGGGTCGCGGTCGCAAGCTGCAACTCGGCGGGCAAATCCTGGCTTGCAGCTCGCGCAGCTGCGTGGTTTCTGGCCAACTTCTATCCGGCCGTCGTGGTTACTACTGCGCCAACAGATAGGCAGGTTCGGCGCATCCTCTGGAAAGAGATACACAGCCTCTTTAACAGGGCGAAGAGAAACGGCATCAACCTTGGGGGGAAGCTCCTGACAAAGAGCTGGGAGTTTACTGAAGAGCACTTCGCCTTCGGCTTCGCGACAAGGGACTATGATCCGGATGCTTTCCAGGGCATCCACTCGGACAATGTGCTGGTTATCGTGGACGAGGCTGCAGGCATCTCTGAATCAATCTGGGAAGGCGTTATGTCTGTTGTGAGAGGGCAGAACGCAAAGCTCCTTGCGATCGGGAACCCAACGAACCTCTCAGGCACCTTCTACAACGCGTTTACAGCTAAGGGATGGTGGACTACCCACATATCCGCGTTTGAGACGCCAAACCTCCAGGGGAAAGGCATCGTGATACCTGGGCTTATTACCGAGCAGGACATCGAAGATGCCAGAGAGGACTGGGGAGAGGGCTCTTTTCTCTGGCAGTCGAGAATCCTCGGTATCTTTCCAGATAAGGTTGAGGATACCTTAATTTCGCTTTCCTGGGTTGAGGCGGCGGCTAACCAGGACTTTGAGCCGGAAGGACCTGTCGAGGTCGCCTGCGACGTTGCGCGGTACGGCTCTGACAGCACTGTCTTTGTGGCGCGCCGGGGCCCTCTTCTTATCGCGGGAGAGGAGCACACGCAGCTCTCCACGATGGAGACGGCGGGAAGGCTTATTGACTTCGTGCGCCGGCACAATGCAAAGGTCGTGAAGGTTGATGCTGTCGGCATCGGGGCGGGTGTTTACGATAGGCTGAAAGAGGTCTTAAAAGATGTCTCGGTGCTTGAGATGAACGCCGGGGGCACGCCGGTTGATGCTTCCGCTTACGCCGATGCGGGCACAGAGTGGTGGCACAACCTCGCTAAAAAGCTTCAGGCAGGGGAAATCGGCGGCAGGCTCTTTGGAGACAGAAGGGTGATGCGGGAGCTGACCAGCAGGCGGTACCGCTATCTCTCCGATGGGCGCATGAAGCTTGAGACGAAAGAAGAGATGCGGAAGAAAGGGCTTAAATCCCCTGACTGGGGAGATGCTATTGCAATGGCTTATGCTGGGGTAAAGGAGAGGCCGAAGATAAACGTGCGGCCTGTGATGGATCTGACATCGGCGAGCAGATGGAGGCGGTGAGATATGCCTATGCTTGATTTAAGGGAGCTTGGGCTTACGGGCCTTGAGCGTTTCGGGGGCTGGGTCTATGAGGAGTTCCTGCAGGAGCTTCAGGGCCAGCGGGCGGTGCAGGTCTACCAGGAGATGAGCTCCAACGACCCTGTGATCGGGGCTGTCCTCCACGCGATCGAGATGCTGATCCGGCAGGTCGAATGGAGGGTCGAACCTGGAGGCAGGAGCCTTGAGGATATGGCGGCAGCGCATTTTCTTGAAACCTGCCTTGAAGATATGGAGATGACATGGGAAGAGACTATTGCAGAAATCCTCTCCATGCTCGTTTACGGTTGGAGCTACCATGAGATTCTCTACAAAGTGCGCCACGGCCAGAGCCGTGATCCGGCCTATAACTCACGCTACAGCGACGGCCGGATCGGATGGAGGGGCTTTCCCATTAGGGCACAGAGCTCTCTTTGGGAGTGGCAGTTTGACGAGAACGGTAGGATACTTGGGATGGTGCAGATGGCACCACCTGACTACAAGCTTAGGGTAATCCCCATGGAAAAATCCCTGCTGTTCCGTACTACAAGCTATAAAAACAACCCTGAAGGGCGGTCGGTGCTCAGGTCCGCATTTAGGCCGTGGTACTTCAAAAAGCACATCGAGACGATTGAGGGCATCGGCATTGAAAGGGACCTTGCGGGCCTTCCTATCGCTTGGGTGCCGCCGGAGCTTTTATCTCCTAACGCATCGCCTGAAGATAGGCAGGTCTTAGAATCAATTAAACGCATCGTAACCAATGTCCGGCGTGACGAGCAGGAAGGAATTGTGTTCCCCCTGGTCTATGACGAGAACGGCAATAAGGTCTTTGACTTTGGGCTTCTTTCAACAGGCGGCACGCGGCAGTTCAATACGGACGCGGTGATCGCCCGCTATGACCAGCGGATCGCAATGACCGTGCTTGCGGACTTCATCCTCCTTGGGCATGAGCAGGTCGGGAGCTTCTCTCTGGCTTCGTCAAAGACGCACCTCTTCTCGGTGGCTCTCGGCACCTGGCTCAATGTGATCGCAGCGCAGTTCAACCGGATAGCTATTCCGAGGCTCTTTGCTCTAAACAGCTTCCGGCTTGAGAAGCTGCCTAAGCTCGTGCCTGGAGACATCGAAGTGCCGAACCTGACAGAGCTCGGAGACTACATCACAAAACTCGCCGGAGCCGGTATGGACCTCTTCCCTGATGAAAAGCTGGAGGATTACCTGCGTAAAGTCGCGAACCTGCCGAAGCCCGATTATGCCGTCTAGGACGGTTTTAGAGTGCATCAAGCGTCTAGCCGCCTAAGAGTCTGGTTTCCTAAATGTCTGGGCTCCTAAGCGTCAAGCCTTCTAAGTGTTTAGGCGTCTAAGCATTTGGGCGTTTAACCGTCTGGGCGGCGAGGTTTTAAGGCGGATGGTTGTTCGGCAGCGGTAAAATGTGAAGGGAGAGCCTGGAGCCTGGCTTTCTTTCTAGGATGCCTCTCTGAACGCACAGGAGCTTCCAGGTTGAGTTTTTTGGCGGTTAGGGTAGTCCAATATACCCTCGCGAAAAAGAAGGCTTAAATCGCCCCGTATTTCGTTTTAGAAAGATGCACCATCGGCACAGAGCCTGGGAGTTATCCTGGGCTTTCACCATAGATGCCTCCCTGGGCTTAAAAGAAAGCCCAGGAGAGGCTTATTACGCTTTAAGGTACTTTTACTTAGGGTCAAAAAATAGGGGGCTTAAATTGCTCTATACCAGTAATATTCGGATAAATCTGTATCAAGCGTCTAGACGTCTAGTCTTCCAGTCTTCTAGTTTCCTAAGCGTCTAGTTTCTAAGCCGCCTGGACGCTCAGGATTGATCGGGGGTGGTGATACCGTGCCGAAGCCTCGAAATCCGGAGTGGAGGACGCTCCATGGGGTGGCAGACAGTAAAAGGGAAATCCTGCGCCGGACGTTCCTTGAGGGCATGAGGGAGTTCTCTTCCAACATCACCCTGGCCGAGCTTGAAAGGGCGATTGAGTCAGGCGATCCAAAGAAAGTGGAAGATGCCATCCCCTGGGACGAGCTGCCTCCATATCTTGAGGACATGGCCGAAGAGCTCATTACCATCGTGCGCGACGGGGCAAGGGCATCGGAGAAGTACCTGCCGGAAGCGGTGCAGATGAGGGTGCGCTTTGACCTCCTAAACCCGCGATCTGTTGAGTTCATCCGGCAGTACCGCTTCGACCTCATCCGGGAGATCACGGACGCATCGAGGGAAGGCGTGCAGAAGATCATCCAGCGCGCCTTTGAAGAAGGGATGCACCCCTATAAGGCCGCACGGCTCATCCGTGATGTCGTGGGCTTAACTGAAACCCAGGCCCTGGCTGTGGATAACTTCCGCCGGGGCTTACTTGCCCAGGGCGTGCCGGAGGGGAAGGCACTTGAAAGAGCCCAGCGCTATGCCGAGAGGCTTCACAGGAGAAGGGCAGAGACTATCGCGAGAACCGAGACTATCCGTGCAGCAAGCGCTGGGCAGTCCATACTCTGGCAGGAAGGTGTGGCCGAGGGCCTTATCCAGCCGTCGCGCACATGGCGGGTCTGGATTACGACACCTGATGATCGCTTGTGCCCCATCTGTGAGCAGATGCACGGCCAGAGGGTGAGGATTCAAGAAAGCTTCCAGAGCGCACTTGGTGCCGTCTATGCGCCTCCTGTGCATCCCAACTGTCGGTGCGCTGTTGCTCTTGAGTTCGACGAGTAAAGGGGGGATAAGATGCCTTATGACAGGATAAGCGATCTGCCGGAGCCGGTGAAGAATGTTTTGCCCAGGGAAGCTGCTGAAGTCTGGAGGGCTGCCTTCAACTCTGCAGAAAAAGCCGGAAACAGTGAAGAATCCGCAGCTAGAATCGCCTGGAGCGCAGTTAAGCGTGCAGGATGGGAGAAAGGGCCGAACGGCACCTGGGTAAAGGTGAAGGCGGCAAAGGAAGCGGAGAGCTTTTTTAACTGGCTGATGGAGCTCGTCTCCAAAGCCGCAAGGCTCTCCAAACAAAGGGAAAGCCCAAAACCTAAAGGGGAGACGGTTACCAAACAGCTCATAACCGGCATCTTTAAAGTCGATCAGGAAAAGCAGATTGTAAGTGGCATCGTGCTTGAGCCTGATACCGAAGATGCTCAGGGCGATATCATCTCGGCTGAAGAGATCGAAAAGGCGGCGCACGGCTTTTTGGTCAAATCCCGCGTGGTCGGGAAGTTCCACTCGGAAGTGGCTAAAGCTGATGTCGTGGAAAGCTACATTGCGCCCCAGGATTTCACTATCAACGACCAGACGGTCAAAAAGGGCAGCTGGGTGATGAGCGTTAAGGTGCACGATCCTGATCTTTGGGAGCAGATTAAAGCTGGCGAGGTTACGGGCTTTTCCATCGGAGCTGTTGGCATAAGGCAGTCTATCTGAAAGGGGGGATTAGATGCCTAATGTCCTAACCGATCTCGATGTCGCAGAAGTATCTCTTGTGAAAAAGCCTGCTAACAAGCGGGCCTTTTTGCTGTTCAAACAACTTGATGAAGGGGGCGAAGAGAGAGTGCCTGATCTGAAGGAGAAACTGATTGAGCTGATCACCAGCGAAGCTCCGCTTGAGCTTGAGGAAAAGCTGGAGCTTATCGAGGGCCAGGAAGGGTTCACAGAAGAGTGCAGAGAGATCGTCAAAGAGGTTGTGAAGGTCCTTAGGGCTTACAAGGCTGATCTGCCGGAGGATATTTTGGAGGTCATTGCAGAGCTCGCGGAGCTAAAGCTGCCGGAGCGCATCGTAGACCAGAAGCCTAGGGCCGAAGAGGAAGAGAAGATCGAGATCATGGCTGGTTTCCCAAGGCCGATCAAGAAGGCTGACGGCAGCTATGATCTTTCGGGTGTGCCCAAGGAGCAGCGGGCTATCGTTGAGGCACTCTGGAAACAGGCAGAGCGTGCCGATCAGCTTGCAAAAGAGCTCCGTGAGGAAAAGGAGCTCCGCATCCGCAAGGAATTCGAGGAACGGGCTAAACAGTTTGACAATCTGCCCATCTCTGCTGAAGAGCTGGGGCGCATCCTCCAGGCTTTCCATGAGAAGGCCAAAGAAGAATACGATAAGATTGAACGCCTCCTGCGTGCTGTAAACGAAGCACTCGGGCAGAGCGAGATTCTAAAAGAGTTCGGCTCCTCCTATAATGGCAGTTCCGGCGGTGCATGGACGAAGATCGAGAAGCTCGCGCAAGGGCTCATTCAGAAGGATGCCAACCTCACCAAAGAAAAGGCGATCTCCATCGTGCTTGAGGCCAATCCACAGCTTTACGCTGAATACCTGGCCGAGCAGCAGAGGAAGAAGTAAAACCCTAAAAAGAAAGGCAGGGTGATGATGATGGCATGGGAGATTCCTGTACTAGATATAAGCCTCGTGGCGGCTGACGATCTCCAGGACTTCCAGTATTTCTTCGTTAAGGTCAACTCTGACGGCGAAGTGGAGCTCGCTGGAGACGGTGAAGCGGCTCTCGGGGTCCTCCAGAATAAGCCGGGTGAAGCAACCGGTGCAGGCGGTGAGGCAGCCTCTATCCGCATCTACGGCGTGTCTAAGGTCGTAGCTGCCGAGGCAATCGATCCGGGCGAAGAGGTCGCATCGGACGCTGACGGCAAGGCGAAGGTCGCTGGTTCCGGCGATCGAGTGCTGGGGGTTGCCTTAACTGCTGCTGCGAACGAGGACGAGATCATCTCCATTGCGCTCTATCACGGGCCGGAGCTGGCCTAACGAGTTTTTAAGCTAAAGGGGGGTTAAAAGGATGCCAATCCCAACTCCAGGGGATGTCCATGTTAATCGACCGTTAACTAACATCTCTATCGCGTATATCCAGGAAGCAACCGCGTTTATCGCAGATAAGGTCTTCCCAACGGTGCCTGTGCAGAAGCAGTCGGACAGGTACTTTAAGTACCTGAAGGAAGATTGGTTCCGTTCTGAAGCGAAAGAGCGTGCTCCGGCAACCGAATCGGCGGGCTCCGGCTGGCGCATTGACAACACGCCTACGTATTATGCAACGGTCTTTGCAGTCCACAAGGACGTAGACGATTTCACGAGAGCCAATTCCGACGAGCCCATCGACATGGACCGGGACGCAACCCTTTGGGTAACCCAGCAGCTGCTCTTAAAGAGGGAGCAGGTATGGGCCCAGAACTACTTCAGAACAACCGTTTGGGATACCGACCTGCAGGGCGTGCCTGCCGCCCCTGGCGCAGGGCAGTTCCTGCAGTGGGACCAAGCAAGCTCGACACCCATTGAGGACATTACGGGTGCAGCTGTCCTGATCGCTCAAAAGACCGGCTTCAGGCCGAACGTGCTTGTGCTCTCGCCTACGGTCTACAACGCTATCAGGAACCATCCAGATGTGCTCGACCGCATCAAATACACCCAGCGAGGGGTAGTTACCACCGAGATTCTCGCTGGGCTTTTTGATGTCGAGCGGGTGCTCGTGCCTTGGGGCGTAATCAACCCAGCACCTGAAGGCGTGCCCGGGGATGCTGATTTCGACTTCATCTTCGGCAACCACGCTCTCCTTGTCTACGCTAACCCAACACCTTCTATCCTGCAGCCGTCTGGCGGGTATATCTTCTCCTGGACCGGCTACCTCGGCGCAGGGCCTGCTGGGAACCGGATTAAGCGGTTCCGCATTGAGCAGATCGGTGCCGACCGGATAGAGGGTGAGATCGCTTTCGACGCGAAGCTTGTTGCGCCTGACCTTGGCGTGTTCTTCGCAAATGCTGTTGCCTGATAACAGGGCTTAGCCCTAACTTGGAGGGGATACTCATGGAGAAGGTTTTTGTAGCAGGCAGAAGGCTCAAGATAGGTGATGATCTCAGGTTCCCTGGGGACCCTGTGCCGGAGGTGGCTCTTTTTACCGAACGGCAGAAGAGGGTGCTTCTAAACACAGGGCATGTCATCTTAAAGGGCCTCGATGAGCTTAATCCTGACCAGCACGAAAAACTTTCTCAGTATCTCGAAAAGATGCAGCCAAAACACGTTGGAGGCGGTGTCTATGAGCTACCTACTGGACGGCGGGTCAAGGGAAAAGAAAAAGCCTTCAAGGCGATGGAGGCTTTTGGATTTTTTCTAGGTGAGGTTGAGCCGGAAGCCAAAAAGGAGCCTGCTCAGGAAGAAGAGGATGATGATAAGGTAGGTGAGCCTTAGAAGGGGCTGATCTGATGGTTCTACTCTGCAATAAGCCGACACTTAGGTTCGGCGGAAAGACGTATCAGTTGGGGCAGCCGATTCCTTTCCATGTGGTAGGAAAGAACGTGGCTGCCCTTCGTGCTGCTGGGAAGATTAGGACGGCTGATTTAACCGAGCGCGAGGGCTATACCCACGGCTCTAGGTTTAAGAAGTACGAGCCGCCTTTCTTCGGCAGCTTCGTTGACGGAGAATCTATTGTGAGCGCAAGCCTGGCTCTTGATATGGCCTTTGGAAGCTCTGTGGAGAACCAAGCGGGGATTTCTGCTGCTGCGGGGCTTTCCATGCAGTTTGAAGGCACGGTCGAGGGCGAAGCGGAGGTAATCGGCGATGCAGGCATCGACTGATAAGGGAAAGAGTGGCCGCAGCCCAAAGGTGTACTCGAAAATCAAGGTTAAGGGCGATCTGACGGTTAAAAAGGCTGAAGAGAAAGGCAAGGGGGGAAATAAATGAGCTTCACGGAGGTACTTGAAAAGGCTCTGCTTGACCTTGTATGGGGCGGCAGCGCATACTCTGCTGCAGCGAACCTTTATATCGGGCTTTCGACAACGGCCATCAACAACGACGGCACGGGCATCACAGAGCCTGATCCTTTGGACGCTTACGCCAGGGTTGAGGTTACGAACGATGCCACTGAGTGGCCGAACGCAACCGCGGGCGGGCCGTCTGTCAAACAGAACGCGAATGAGCTGTCCTTCCCAACGGCAACGGGCAGCTGGGGCACCGTTACGCACTTCTTCTTCTCAACCGATCCGACCTCGACTGATCCAGAGGACATCATCGCTTTCGGTGCGCTCGATGTGCCCCGGACGATTGAAGAGAACGACACGGCCAGTTTCGCCGCTGGTGCAATCACGATCACGCTTGACTGATGCTTTGGGCCCTTTAGGGGCCTTTTTCGGTGAGAAGGGGGGTGTCTGCCGTGAAAGGGTCGGTAAAGGCGAAATCAACACTCGGTGCTCTTCTGATACCTACGCCGTTTGCATGGTATGCAGCTGACGATCTGAACCTCTCCGACGGCGATCCGGTGACGGTGTGGCCGGATAGAGGGCCGAACGGCCTCGATGCTGCCCTTGCCACGGCAAGTGCCCCCACATTCCATGTAGACAGGACATCTTCAGGGCTTCCTGCGGTGGACTTCGTGCCGACCAGGGTCCTTCGGACGAACACCTTTGCAAGCAGAGCCCAGCCGAATGTGATTTTCATTGTCTGGCGTACTAGGGCAAATGGCCGCATCCTAGACGGCGAGAACGATGCTTCACGGCATATCGTGGAGACGTCTACAACGCAGGTGCGTATCTTCGCGGGTACTTTCCTTGGCTATACCAGGGAAATTGTGATGCCTCGCTTTTTCATCCACACAGGCATCTTCAACGGGCCAAACTCGGCAATCCGCGAAGATGGGCAGGTAGTGCAGACAGGCCCAGCTGGAAACCAGGGCACAACGCGGTTCACCATCGGGGCGCACTACAACCTTGCCTCTAACCCCGCAAATGCAGAGCTCGCAGAACTCATCTTCTATGACCGGATGCTGACCGACACCGAAATCGAGGTTGTCGAGGCATACCTCTACCGCAAGTATTTCTATGTGC